GACGAGCAGAGATCCGGCGGGCGCGATGAAGCTCTTGCGGACGCGCGTCTGATCTTCGTCGTCGTCGAAGAGCTTCTTGTCGCGCGGCACTTGTTGCAGGTTCGGGCCGGAGCTCGAGAAGCGGCAAGTGCGCGCCGCGCCGACGTTAAAGCGCGCGCGGACACGTCCGTCCGGCGAGCGCGCAGCGGTGTCTATCACGGTGACCCCGAAGCTCGAGATGTATTTCTGGATCCGGCGATAGCGCGACAGGGCATCGAGCGCCGCCTCGACCGGTGTCCCGGGGAAGAGCCCGGCCATTTTTGCCAGCGCCTCGCCCGAGATCTCGAGCTGGTTCGTCTTCTCGGTCTTGGGCCAGACCGACAGCACGCGATCGGGGAAGATCCGCGCGAAAAAATCGGAGAATTGCGGGTTCGAGTTCAGGTTGGAGACCTCGGTCTCGGGGATCAGCGCGCGGACCTGCGTCGCGAGCTCGTCGCGGATCTCCTCCCAGCGGCGCACCAGCTCCTTGTGCGCGCGCCGATCAAGCAACATCCCCGCCTCTTCCATCTCGATCACCCCGAGCGTCATGTCATCGAGGAGCTGGGCGGCGCGGTCGTGGGCGGCGGTCGTCTTCTCTTTCCAGTATTGCCAGAGCTCGAAGGTGACGTCGGCGTCGCGGATCGCGTAGTCGAGCTGCGACGCGGAGAGCTCCGGCGCGGACCAGTTCGAGACCTGCTCGTCCTTGGCGAGCTGCTGCTCGAGATCCCATAGGACCATGTCGGCCAGCGAGAAGCGTCCGCCCCCCATGCGAGCGCGCCGCAGGTGGCCGACGTCGATGATCTCGGGCGTCGCACCGGCGGCGAGGAACCAGCGCATCTCGAAGCCTGAATTGAAAACGACCCAAGGGCCGGGGGGAACGAAGAGATCCGCGCAGGCGGCAAAGCCTCCCGGGATCTGATCGAAGTCGATCACGCAGCGCACCTCGTCGTTGCGGAGCTGGGCGAGCCGCACGCGACCGTCTACAGGCCGCAGGGACGTCGTCTCGAAGTCGAGCGCCGTCGGTGTCTCGCACTTGTGCAGAGCGCGCCGCAGCGCCGCTCTGGTGGTGATCAGCTCATATTCCATCGGGCAGGTCCAATCAGAGGAAAGGGAGCGCGCAGGACGCGCTCCCAAGGGGTTTAGCGGCGAGCCTTGGGTTTTGCCACAGGGGCCGGGGCGGCGTCCCCGTAGACCAGCTCGTCGAGCGAGGCATTCCCAGCGAAGAACGCTTCGACCTCGTCGCGCGTCGCCCAGCCCGAGACCGCAAACTTCGGCTTGAAGTTCTGCGCGCCTTGGGCCGTGAAGCTCTCAGCACCGAAGCCGAAGATCGGCATCGAGGGCGCGCCTGAGCTCATGCGACGGACGATCTCGTTCAGGAGATCGGTGATCGCGTTCCGGCCCGAGACCGAGTTCGTGACAAACTTGACGTTTGTCGCCGCGCCGTCGGTCGAGATGCAGCCGAAGCCTAGCGAACGATGCCAGCCTTCGCCCGTCTTGGTATTGTAGGGCGCGTGGTCGGGCAGATCGACTTCCTCGACGGCGGCGCGCTTGTTGTAGATCGACCACTCGACCCGGTCGATCGGCTTGGACGCCTTCCAGCAGATCCAGCCTTCGATCACGCTCTTCGGTTCGAGAATGAAGAGCACGTCGTCGGTGAGGTCGGCGCGATCCCGGCCCAGAGCGTAGGATCCGGTCTTGCCCGAGAACGCGAGATACTGGACGTTCGCGCCGGTTCCGGTGCGCTGCTCGTCCGTCGTTTCGGCCAGCGCCGCGATCATCTGATCGTCCGAGATCTCGGGCAAAGCGTTGTTGTCGAGGTAGGCAGTCAAAGAGGTCGTTGTCATTTTGTGCTCCATTTTTGCACGTTGCTACATTCCCGCGATTAGGTCGCGAGCGCCTTAACAGTCAACCGTTCAGACGGAAGACCGGTCTTCTTGAAGGGCGTGAGGTCGATCCCCGCCTTCTCCATTGCTTTTTGATCGAGAGAGGAGCGACCGGCGACGGACGCAAGCTCGACCTCGATGTCGCCGACGATCGTCGAGGCGGTGTTCCGCTTACGGAGCTCCTCCTTGATCTCTTCCGCGATCTTGTCCTTCTCGTCGGAGAGCTGATCTTGCGTCTCCTTGATCTCGACGTAACGCTGCACGATCGCGTCGAGCTGCGAGCCGCGGTTCGAGCGCGTGAACGCCTTCGTCTCGGTCAGGTCGACGCCGCAGCGGTCGGCGTAGGGGCAGGTCTTGCAAGCGCCGGTGGCGCGCCCCTCGCGGTCGAGGCGGTCGACGTTCCGCGTCCGCAGCACTTGCCCGGCGCGCAGCGCCATATCGTCCATCAGCCCCGGGTTCCGCCCGATTGCAAAGACATCGAGCTGGTTAAAGTTCGAGGCGTCCATGTAAACGATCAACCCGCTCTCGATGTCGAGGCCGCGCACCTTGCGGACAAGCTCCATCCCGATCTGGATCTGCACGACGTGCTCTCTGCGCGGCAGGTTCGCGCGATTCGTGCGGGGGTCGATGGTCTTGATCTCGAGCGCGATGTGCGCGCCGGAGGCGTTCCAGAGCACGCCGTCGGGCGTGGCCGAGATCCGCAGCTCCTCGTCCGCGACGCTCTCCTGATCTTCCCCGGCGTAGGCGAGCTCGAGGCCGGAGGCGCGCAGCATCTCGACGACATACTTCTCGCCGTGGGTTCCGCGCCGGGCAAAGCCCCAATCCTCCGGCGCGGTGCTGGGCTCGTGCTTGGCGAACCATTGCTTGCGGATGCAGGACAGCGCCTCGGAGGCGTTGAGATATTTCGAGCGGTCGACGCTCCACGTCTTGCGGGCGTCGATCACGTCCGCGCCGCGCAGGATCGCGCTCTTGAGGTCTTCGGGTGTCATAGCGGCAGGTCTCCTTTGTTGAGGTTCGTCTTATATTTCTCGACGGCGATCCGGACGCGCTCCTTGACGTGATCGCTCCCCGAGGTCAACGCGGTGCGAAGGTAGGACCGCGAGAACCCGAGCGCCCGACTTGCAGCGCACATCGAGCGAAAGGAGATCCCCTCGATCTCGACCGGCTTGCGCTGGGTCGTGCCGAGCCCGAGCTTGTCCATGCTTCCCCGGGCAAGCGCGGAATAGACCGCGTCGATGCTTACACCGAGCGCACGCGCCGCAGCTCTTGTTGATGGATAGATGACCCCGCGCACATCGACCAGCATCACATCCCCTCCGGACGGCGCGGCGGGCGGACCCGCGCTTCGCGCTCGACGTAAAAGATATGGTTCCCATACATCCCAATTATTTGAAGGTCGTCGGCCCAGTAGGGATCTGCGTCGATCGTCGCGTAATGGGTCGCGCCGGTGCACAGGTCGCATCCGTTCAAGAGCGTCTCGTTCGCGATGATCTGGGCGATCAGATAAGCCTCGGGATCCGTCGGCTTGTCGCTCTTGCCGTCCTCGGTCCAGCTAAAGGCGCGGTGCTCCCAGACGACGCCGCAGATGTCCGCCGGATACCCGGGCGTCATGGCGCGCTCGAGCGTGACCTCGGCGACGAGGCGCTGACCGTCGACGCTCTGGTTCCGCGCTTCCCAATAGACGTTCATGGCGAGGCAGGTCGCCGCTGCAAGCGTTATCATTTTTTCCGCAGCTCCTCAATTTTGTCTAGAACGAACCCCTCAATTTCGGCCAGCACGAAGCGGGCAGGCCCTCGCGGAACAATCGCATAATGCCGCAGCCCCATCACAGCCTTAATCAGCGCCATTTCCAGCACCTCGATGCGATCAGCCATCTCGTCCGCCGTCGCAAACGCCTTTTCCATCGCCTCCCGAGCTTCTACGACTTGGGTGTCCCAATCCATCATGTTCATGCTTCTTCTCCTACGTTGAGCTTCTGGTGATGCCGCGCTTTTTCGCGGCTGATCTTGTGGATCGCTTCGTCGATCTTGGTCTCGGTCTCGAGCGTGTCGACGTGGACGTGCTTCTCTTGGCCCATGCGATAGAGGCGCGCATAGAATTGATCCATGATCGCTGGGCTCCAATCCTCCTCGACGACGATGATGCAGTTCCCGCCGCGCTGGAGGTTCAGCGAGACCCCCATAGCGCCGATCTGGCCGACGAGGACGTCGAGCGATCCGGCGTTGAACATCGCCTCGAGCTCGGACTTGCGCGACATCGATGTGCGCCCGTCGAGGATCTCGCAGCGCAGCCCCTTGGCGCGCACAGCAGCGCAGAGCCCGTCGATGACCTCGGTATGCCAAGCACCGACGAGGACCGCTCCGGCGGTGTCTCCGGCGCGCTCTGCGATGACCTCGGCAGCGGCGGCGACCTTACCGAGCCCGATCATGCGGCGCATGGTCGAGAGCGCGGGATCCTTGGCGGCGAGCTTCTCCTCGACCTGCGCGCGGGACATCGAGCGCAGATCTGCAAGCGCGGCGGTGAGCTCGGGCGAGCTCGAGAGCGAGATCGAATAGCGGTTGTGAGTGATCGGGGGCATCGCAGCCCAGACGTCGGCCAGCTCGCGGCGGACGGCGACGCGGTTCGCGCCGCTGTAAAGGATCTCGCGCAGCTCTTCGGTGTTGCGCGAGCCGACGCTCATCGTCACGGGGAAGCGCGCGCCGGGGAATTGCTTTTGCTGGCGCACGGTGTAGCGGATCTGGAACCGCTCGATCGACAGCCCGCCGAGCTTCGCCTTCATCACGTCCGGCGCAGCGCGGAACAGGAACGGGATCAGGTCGTCGTTCCAGCGCGTCGACGGCGTGCCGGTCAACAGCCAAGAGTGCGCGAACGCGCCGACGATCCCGCCGGATCCGAGGATCGCTTTGGTGCGCTTGGCGGTCGTGCTCTTGAGGGCGTGGCTCTCGTCGCAGATCAAGACGGGCCGCGTCTCACCTTGGGCGAGCGTCTTGAGCTCGGCGGCGCGCTTGGTCGCGATTTCGTAGGACATGATCAAGACGTTCGCGAGCGGGTCAATCTTGGCCGCGCCGGTCTTGATGATCTGGACGGACAGGCCGAGGTGATCTTTCGCCTCGCGCTCCCACATCCGCAGCGCGATCGGCGGTGCGATGATGACGATCGCGCGGGAGCCGACGAGGCGAGCAGCCTCGAGCGCGGTGCGGGTCTTGCCGGATCCCATGCCGGAGAAGCACCCGGCGAATGCACGGGAGGCAAGGAAGGCGGCGTCTTCGATCTGGTGGGGAAGCAGTATCATGGCAGGTCTCTTTCGTTTTACGTTGCTACATGGACCCATTCGGCCCGGTCCTAGACATAGGGGAATGCGAGGGGAGCCGTCAAGCCCCCCTAACCTCGACGATCTCGATGCGGTGGGCGGCGTTGTGCGCGACAGCGTCAGCGTCCCACTGGTCATACATGGCGGCGACCGAGGCGAAGCCGCGCTCCTTGGCGAGGCCCTTGTGATAGCGGTGCAGCGCGGGGTTCTTGCGGTCGCGGGCCGACACGGGCGCCCACGTCTCGGCCTGCGCGTTCTTGGCGGCTTTGGCGCGGGTGGTGCTCATGCCGCTATCTGCGATCAGCCCGGTCTCGATGCGGATGATCGCCCAAGCAAAGGCGTAGGCGTGGTCGCTGTTCCGGGTTGTGGTCTGGCCGTTCGAGAAGGTGGCGGTAAACTTTTTCATAGCGGGTCTCCTTGGTTTCGTTTTCGGTGGTCTGGTAGTGAGACCTAGACATAGGACCGGTCTGCAAGCATTTCAAGGACC